TGTGTATATACCTTTTAGTAGCATCGGTTTGAATGTGAAATTATTTAATGTTAAGTCAGCCGGAATTACTATTGACAAAGCATTAACTTTCCCTGTAGTACCGCTTTTTATAGTATTAGTTGTTAAAAAAGCTTGTTTTAACAAACCATTTTCATGTTCAACTTGTACATAAAAACCTTCATTTGATATAGCTGTTGAATTAAACAACGCTATTGTATAATCTGCTGCATCATAATTTAAACCGTTCACATAGAAAGATGTTATTTGTGTTGCTGTTCCACTTAACACATAACTTCCATCGTCTTTTACTGTCAAAGTTACTCCGTTTTTGGTTTGTGATGTGAAAGGCTTCCAAAAATTATAGCCGCTCCTTGTCTTTTGCTTATGCCCACCTTTTAATTTCCACTTCATCTCTAAGTTCGAACTGTCTTCTATATGTACACTGTTGCCTTCTACATTACCGCTCTGGTATTTGAGCTTTTAACTCGTTGTTCTCAGTTTGAAGTTGTTCAACTTTGCGAATCTGTTTATTTAATTGTTCATTAACAGATTTTGCATTTGCATCTATTGTAAAATAATTTTCGTTAAAGTATTTCTCTGCATCTACTGCGTCTGTGTTTGTTGCCGGATTTGGGTGATAATTAAGTCCTAAAAAATCAGTTTTAAGCATTTAAATCCTCCTTTTTTATATTTAATTTTTCTAATAATTTATTTATTATTTTTTCTTGTTTCTCTACTTTTTCGTTTAATTAAAGTCTTAAAAATAGCTGCTTCCATCTATCTTTTTATCAGCATTACTTTTAGTTGTAGATAATAAATTTATTGGTGTAATATTGTAATCTTTTACAAACATAAAATTTATATCTTTTACTCTTAATAATTTTGATGTGTTTTTTACTCGTATTTTTAATAAAAAACTAGAATCTGCATATATTTTACTCGGTTCTAATATTTTTTCTTCTATCTCAAACATTTTATTTCCTACTTTCTAACATATATAAGTTAAATTGCCAACAAATTTCATTTTTGTATTTGCACTGTCTTGCTCTGTATATATTTTTATATTAACATTTCCTTCTTCTGAAACATATATAGCTGCAATACCCTCTCCGCCGTGTGTTTCCGCTGTCTTTTAATACTGAACTAGCTATTGAATCGCCATTAACAATTTTCGAAGGTTTTGCAAAACTCGGAATATTATGAATAGTCATTCCGTATTTCATATTACTCGTTGCCGTGACAGTTACATTTACTATTTTTCCTATTTTTTTAAAAGTTGCTATATAAGAAAAACTTCCTTCATCTAAACTTCCTTCCGTTCCCGATACAGTTTCTTCTTCTACTTCGTTTAAAATATAAGCACTTCCATTCTCTACTTCAGATAGTTCTTTTTGTAACTGTGTTAATATACTTCTATATTCTGATGTTATTGAATTGTATATAGAATCAAAATCTAAAAACGTTCTCATATCTTGAAAATCAGTTATCCCATTAGCTCCTGTTTTAAATCTTGCTAATTCATATTGATATTTTCCAAAATTATTTTTAACTATATTAGTTTGTGTTAAAACCGGATAACTGTTTGTACTTTTTACTATCTTATAGACACCTTGATTAAACTCATTTTCTGTGTTTGTTTTATCTAAATCTATCTCTATAACTAATTTGCAAAAAGCAGTGCTTGTTCCCGCAGATATGCTAGAAGATGTATCTTCTTCTAGAAATCTACCTTGAATACATGCTGCCCCACTTTGTATTGTTACTATATTTCCATTATACGTTACCTGCATTCCGTTTTTATAATTGTTAGAAACCCCATTGATTCCGTTTAAAAAAGTATTTATAAATAGTGCGAAAATCGGATTTCCAAAAAGTTGCTTACTAAATACATGTCCTTTTAACATATTATTTTCTCCTCTCTTGATTAATTTTATCTATAAACTTAATTCTTATATTTCCGCATGTATACTCAATAAACTTATCTTGTGTTATTTTTATTGCAGATATATAAGTATCAAATATTAAAGATTCTTTAGTTTTAATTGCAATAGGTGTTCCTATCTTCATTATTTTGTCATATAAATTAAATGTAATGTTATGATTATAAGAATTAGATTTCATCACATCTAAAGCTTTCTGTTGTGCATCTTCGTAGTTTTCCGTATAAACGGTTTCTACTTTACCTTCTACTCTGTTAGTGTCATTCATGTTCGTTGTAGTAGTCCTATCATTTTTTAAATACAATGTATAAGTTTGTGTACTTGTTAAAACTATTACTTTACTTACTACATCAGTTTCAAACACTTCTGAATAATTAGATATTGCATGTGCTTTTACATCTATTAATTGTTTTTTATACGACTTATTTTCTATTGTTATTACTAATTTTTTATTTACAATAGAAAAATCGTACACAATATCATAATTTTGTGTACAATTTGTCATATATGTATGTAGATTGTAAATTCCGTCTTGAACATTAGTTACAGACGTTTGTTTTTTAGTATGTGTCTTCGCAACTACTTGTAAGTAATTTCTATTAATAAATGTATCTGCATTAGAAATAAAATTGTCTGTTATAGCTTTTGCAATAAAATCTTCTATTCCTGTTGTTTTTATTAATTCCTCATGTTCTAATTTAACGTTTTGATCAAACATGTTTGTTATATATTTTAAAACAAATTCATAAAGTAGCTTGCCGGTCTTCATTCTGTACTTGTTTCATTACTCCCCAAAAAACAACCTCATTGTTTTTCTTTACTGCTATTATATCTCTTGCTTTAGCATTTGTTTTCTTAAGAATCTTTAACAATGTAGTAGCATTTGTTTCTTCGTCTATACATATTTCATAATCTGCTATTTCTACTATATCTTTTACTTTAAAGTTTTTATAATCAAATATCCAAACAAAAACTTTATTAGTTTCTATTTTTATTTTTTCTTTAGTAAAAACTTGTACCTTTTGAGTATCTTCATAAGTTCTACCTGCTAAATCTGTAAATGTTATATCTGCATTGTATATTCCGCCTATAGCAGGTGCTATTATTTCTACTTCATAATATCCTGTTTGTTCATTATAAGTTGCTAGATAATTTCTTTCATTAAAATTTATTGTCATATTGTTCATATTAACACTCCTTTATACAGCTTTATAGTAAGCTAATATAGTTACTTGTGCATTTAATACTTCATTATCTGCTTTTAACCTTATTTCACAAGATTTATTTAAAGGTAGTCTAATAACATTATCATTGTAAAAGTCGATAAAATCCAAATCATATAAATCCTCTATCGTTCCATCCGTATTTTGTTTTCTTATATAGAACTCATTTTCTTTTGTCCCATACAACAGTTTTTCATATTCTGCTATTTCTACATTAAAAGCAACTGTTTGATACAGTTCTCCTTCAATATATAGCTCAATTTTCGGATTTACTAAATGCCCCAACATTTCAATTAAAACAGGTGCTTCTACATGTCCTTTATTTATGTAAGATAAGCTTCTTGTATCATAATCTATAAATCTACTATCCCATCTAAAATCCCATCTTATTTCTCCTGTTTCAGGTTGTATTGTATATATTACTGTATTTTCTTCATACCAAAGACTTAAACAATCAAAAACCACTGGTTCTGATATTAATCCATTTGTTTGTATTTCAGATTTTGGTACACTTTGAATATTTACATCTTTAAAATATTCTTTTACACCTTGCTCAAATGGAATTTTATAAGAAAATTTTAATTTTTCTGAACTTTCTATAAAGTCTATAAAATTTTTGTAGTTATCATATTTCAGAAAATTTACTATACCATTTATTTGCCCTTGTTCTACTTTTCTTAAATTAGCTATAAATGTATTTCCTAAACGTTCGTATTCTGTAGAATAACTATATCCTAGCCCAGTAGGTTCTGTTAATAAGCAATAATCATTTATATTCATTAAAGAATATTCTTGCCCTTTTTCATTTACAAGTTTAAATTCTCTTACCACATTTTAGACCTCCTTGTAATTTAATAAAACACTTTAAAAGACAGTCTTGTTTGACTGCCCTTTATTTTAGATGGAATACTGCATTCCATATCGTTTATCTATGTAGTTAAATGCCTTTTCTAACTCTGTATCGTTCATTTGCTGTGGATAAAATTGAACTGTTATATTGTTTGGTACGTTTCCTTTTAATCCTGAATTAATCTCGTTTCCGATATTACTGCACAGAGATTTAAATACATCTTTTAAATTCATATTGTCATTTTCATTTAACAATTGAGACTTTATTTCACTAGCTACTTTACCTGTCCAATATTTATTTTTGTCAAGTGGAACTACTGCCTCATTTCCATTACCTTCGAGCAAATATTGATGTCCCTTTTTAGCTAACCCAATACCACGTTCAAGCTCTGGAATTTGAGGTGTACTAATAGTACCAACTAATCCGCTTAAAAGGTTGTGTTCCTGCAATATTAATATCTCTAATTTTTCCTAAAGCATTGTTTATCCCATCAAAAGGAATTTTAATTACCTTGTTCATTCCTCTTATTATTCCATTTACTACTGTTTTAAATGTTGATGTTATTCCTTCTTTTATTCCATCAAATATTTTCCCTCCTGTTGAAAATACATCTTTTACTGCTTGCCATGCTTTACTGAATTTATCTTTAAACCAATCAGTTACTTTAGAAAATACATTTTTTATTCCTTCCCATGCATCAGAAGCTCCATTTTTTACTTCATCCCACATTCCACTAAAGAAATTAGAGATAGGACTAATAATTGTATTGTTGAACCATTCTGAAACTACGCTCCATATTTCTTTAATTTTATCCCATGTTTCTTGTGCTTTTGTAGAAACTGTATTCCATAAGTCAGTAAAAAATCCAATAACAGGTTGAATAATAGTATTGTTATACCAATCTGCAACTATTCCCCATATCAATTTAATTGTATTCCAACAACCTTCTGCTAATTGTCCTATTACCGTAAATACACTTGCTATGAAATTCCAAATACTTTGAAATAAATTTTTATAGAAATCGAACAACGGACTAAAAAATGTCTTTATAGGTTCTATAACATTATCATTAAACCATGTGGCAACATGGTTCCAAATTTCAACTATTTTGTCCCATGCTTCTTTAAATTTATCGCCAAACCATGTACCTACTCCATTAAAAATGTTCACAATTTCATTCCACATATCTCCAAACGAGTTGTTCGCTGGATTTATTAAAAAATCTGTTATAGTTTTTACAATCTGTGGTAGAGCTTTAGACAATTCTTTGATAACAACAGGTATTGCTTGTATTGAAGTCATAAAAAAATCAATAGCAGCTTTTAATAAAATAGGTATATTTTTAACTAAAATATCTATTATCGTATATACAATTTTAGGTATTTCTGGAACTAAGGCATTTATTATTATAGGCAATGCTTGTATAATTCCGGTCATCAATTGAATTGACCCTTGCATTATTGCATCTATACCGCTTATTAAACCTGTAACTAAAGCATTTATTACAAGTGGAACTTTATCGGTTAGAATCGGGATAAATTGAGGAATTGCCTGAATTATTGAATTGAATAAATCTAAAGCACCATTTACTAGTGTCGGTATCCCTTCAACTAAAAGCTGTACAATCATATCAATTAGTTGTGGTATAGCAATATACAAAGCAGTATATATATTGGGTAATGCTTGTATTATAGCTTTAAAGAAATCAATAGCACCAGTTAATAATTGAGGAATACCATCGACTAATACTTGTACTATTTTAGGTATAATATCAATTATTTGAATTAAAATTTGAGGTATCATCTGTCCTAAGCCCGTTAATATGCTAGTTATAATTTCTACACCAACATTTACTAATTGTGGAAGTAAACTTAAAATTGATTGTGTGACTTGCGGAATAATACCCATAACAGTAGTTATAACAGACGGTAAAGCATTCATAATTCCTTGTAATAAAGATTTAACAATCAGTAGTCCAATTTCCAAAACATTTGGAAGTATTTCAGTTATTTTGCTTAAAACTTTATCAATTACAACTGTTATTCCACTTGTTAGCATTTCCTTTGATCCTTCAATATTATTTATTAAACCTTTTATTCCACTACCAATTTGTTGAACTCCTGGAATTATAGTCATTATAAAATCAGAAAACCCCTGTTTTAAAGCTGTTACAATTGGCATCGAAACTTTACCGATTTCTGCCATTGCTGTATTAAGACTGGCAGTTGCTTCTCTTGAAGCAATTAAATCTCCGTTTATTTCTTTATATTTTTTAGATGCCTCATCATATAATCCATTTAAGGTATTTGTAATCAATGTTGCTCTTTCTTGTTCTGAATTACATTTTGCAAGAGATTGGTTGAATTTGTCTTCACTAACCCCTGCCCAGTTTAAAGCATCCGCTAAAGGTCCAGTCACTTGTCCTACTTTAGCTGTTTCATTTGCCGCTTCAGTTAGCCCTTCTAAAGGCAAAGAATCTCCAAAAGTTGCATATACACCTGTTGCTATATTGGTCCATTTTGCTAATTCTTCTTCATTTTTTGTTAATTTAGCTAGATGATTAACTGCCTCAACAGATTGGTCAGTTTCTCCTAATATACCTACCATTCCTAAAAATGATTTTTTAGCAGTCTCTGAACTATGTCCTGCAGAAGAAAAGGCTGATTCTAATTTACCCATATCCTCCATAGTTTCCTGTGTACTAACTCCAAGTGCTAAAAAACCTGCTACAGCTCCAGTAGCAGCAGTAACAATTCCAAGTAATCCCTTTTTTATACCTCCAGCAAGACTTTTTGCAAGATTTCCCATCTTTGAATCAGTTTTATCAGTACTCTCTCCAACTCTTTTTAATGACTTAGAAATTGAATCATTAGCTTTATCTACATCTTTTGTTCCATTTTCTACTTCTTCTAACGTTTTCTCATATTTTTTATGTTCTTTTTCAACTTTATTAATAGTACTTTGTTGTTGTAGTATTGTTATTTTTAAATCATTTGCAGACTTTTCATTTTTTTCTTGTTCTTTTGTTACTCCATTTAAAGCTTTTTGATATTTTTGATATTCATCAGATGTTGTTTTTACTCCATTACTTGCTAATTCTTGCATTTTTTGTCTTAATTCATCTGCACGTTTCTTGTTTTCCTCCGATGCATCTTCCGTAGCTTTAAGTTGATTTTTGTATGTTTTGAGTTTTTTATTCTCATTTTCCAAAACTGTTTCAAGTTGTGTTAATTTAGCTTTTAATCCATCTACAGATATTGACCAATCGTCCAATTTAGATGCAGATGCCTCAAATTGTGCGTTTGCTTGTTTTATATTTTGTTTAGCTTCACTTAATCCTTTTTTAAAATCTGATACATCTAATAAATACCTTGTAGTAATATCTCTTTCTTTTGACGACATGTTTTCACCTTCTTCCAGACATAAAAAAAATACCTAAACCATTAAAAATAATGGCTTAAGTAATCTTTTATTTTTTATTTATTATCTTTTACTTGTACATAACATCTTGTTTTTCCGTTTACCTTTTTCATATATGGTTCTTTTTCATTTTTAGCATTTTTATTATTTAATCTTCTTATCAATAAAAATACTTCAGAAAATTTCTGCTTTCTAATATCAAATGGATTAAGATTTGGAAATCTATCACATATATTTAATTGTAAATCGAAAAATGTTTCATAGAGGGAAGATTTTTCACTTCCCTTACTTAGTTTTTTCCTCTTGCACCTTTTGAAATTTCGCCAACAGAATACTTAACAATGTTAATTAATACAGCAGAAATCTCTGATATTTTTGTATTTTTCAATTCTTCATCTGTTATATCTTCAAAGACATCTTTTAGTAATGCTTTAACAGTACTCATTCCCTTCATACATGCTTTACCTACTAATTTAATTATTTCTGTATCTGTACCAGTTTTTAATTCATCTAGATTAATTAAATCTAGAAAGTCTTCTACTGTTCCAAACATTAAATCGTATGTATCATTTGTGTATGTTTTCACAATTTCTTTTTTATTATATATATTTAATTTTAATTCCATTTTCTATTTTCCTTTCATTATTTATTAAGCTTTAGCTTGTAAAGTATCTGGTGTTGTTACTTGTTTAAAGAAATTTGTTAAATCTGCTGTTCCATCATTATCAACACTTAGATATTTACAGTTTCCACCTTTTTCATATTTAGTTGCTGAGTGAATAGATGTATATGTGTATTCCATATTTGAAGTATCTGTTCCGTCTGTTTTTGTATCATGTGTTTTGGCTCCGCCTGAGAATTTACCTTTGTAAATCCAATTATACTCATCTACTCCACTTGTTTTATTTGCAATAAATCCAAGTGCAAAATATTTTTTATTCTTTTTAGTTCCAAGTAGTGCTCCAGTTTCTTCATCATAAGTTAATCCTTCTATTAATGCTCTTGTTTTTTTACTAGGTACTGATACGACTAATGTGTATGTATCCTCACCTTCACTTTCTACAACAATTGCACTCATATTATCATAATAATGTGTTTCTGAACTTTCGTTAACTTCTCCGCTAACTTGTTGAACTCCAGAAAGTCTTTGAACAGGTCCATATTTTTCTATTATTTTTCCATCTTCACCTGTTGTCTCATTTAGTTCTGCAATAACTAAATTTTCTACACCTCTATATTCTTCAAAATTCATATCTTAATTCTCCCTTCTTTTTATTTTTTTTATATTAATTCCACGTCCTGTGTGGGTTGGCTCATCACTAGCAACATCATACCCTTCACCACTTGCTATAAAGTCATGTTGTTTTAGTAGTTTTATAGCCTCATTTAACTTTACATTTACTAAATCAGGATCGCTTGAATAAAAATTTAAATCAAAATCCCAGATATCCTCATGTTCTTTATTGTCATAAAAAGCTTCTCCATATGTTTCATTGTTCCAAAATGTAAAAAAACTTTCTGGATATTGTTCATCAGCTCCTAAAGATCCTTGCTGATGAACAGGAAACCCAAAAGTTTCTAATATTTCAACTAATAATTCTTTCATTTAACTCCTGCCTTTCCTATTGCATCAAAAAATATATCTGCTTGTATTTCTGAAATCTCTTTTTGTGTTTTTCTACCATAAATTGCATTAAAAAGTTTCTGGTCTTTTTCTGCTCGCGGTGTTCCATACATTAAAAATATTGATGGTAAACCACCATTTGAAATATCAAATCCCACATCTATTTCAGCATACATATTTCCTACCCATATTACGGGTGGATTTTCAACTATTGATTTTTCAGTTTCTCCTGTTTGTTTATGTTTCTTCATTTCATTATGTAAATTTTTAGTAATATGTTTTTGCGATTTTATTAAAGCTTCTTCTGTGGTCTTTTTTACATCTCCATCTAAACGCTCTAATTCTTTTATCAAATTGTAGACTTCACTATAATCCAGACCTAATGTTTTTCCGCTTTTAGGACTTTTTCTTCTATTACTAAATTGAGCCAATGTTAAGCACCACCTTTTACTTTTCGTACTTTAAATTTTAAAAACTGGTGACGTTTGTTAATATCTTCGGGTTCTCCTAAAATATCATAAATCTCTCCAGTTTCCAGAGCAATCCTACAATTAGCTTTTATATCTGGTCTATACCAAGTTTCAATATTGGCTGTATCTTCTATAGAGTAAATACCGTTTACATTTTTTTCTGTTCCTCCATAGGTTTTAAAACTGCCAAAAAATAAATTTGCATTATTTCCATTTTTATCTTTAACAGATAAAGACTTCTCTACAGTTGGATAGTTCTTTTTAAGTACACCATTAATATTTTTATTTGTTGGTATTAATAGAACAAGTGGAATTGGATTTTCTATTGTCAGTCTATAATTGCTCATCTATGTTTCACCTTCTTTAAAAGATAATTGTGTTGCTCTTTGCATAAAATAAGGTGATAAACTTGTACCACCTGACCCATAATTCCATAAATCAGCAACACCTCTAGTTATTATTCCAATTGCTTCTTTTGACTCAGCAATTTCTTTATCAACACCAGCGTCAATTAAAAATTGCTTAACTTCATCTATGTAACCTTGTATTGTTTCATCTTGAAATGTTCCTGTTATGCCTAGATTAGATTTAACTTCTTCTAACATATACTCACCTCATTATTTACAAATACATACTAGTTTTCGTGGGTCTTTTAATAGTTCTTCTGCTCTAGATTTTTCAAATTTAACTATATCATTAGTTTTGTAAGAAATGCTTTCATTGTATTTGTCTACAAATCCTATTTTAATTTTTAATTTAATTTTTTCATTTTTTTCTTCTTTTTTAATTGTCTCTTCTTCAACCTTAACTTCTTCTTCGTTTTGAATTAATTCTTCTTGAATTTCTTCATTATTATTCTTCTTATCCATCTTACTCTTTCCTTTCTTATCTTATATTTTTAAAGAGGAGATATGAAAATCTCCTCTTACTATGCTTTAGGAACTGACTTTTTAAATAAGTAGATATATTTAGGGTCTAATATCTTACCATCATTTATTACTAATGCTTTCTTTATGTATTGATTTAATTCTTGATCAAAGTAATCTATAACTGTAAATTCTAGGTTTGAGTTGATAGCATAAGCTTCTTCCGGTAACCAGAACATTCCAAAATACTCACCATCTGCACAACTGTCAAAATCCTTAAATATATCCTTTTCAGTTCTGTTAACATTATATTCGTTGAATTTATGTTGTTTATCACTTGAATCATATCCAGCTTTCTTTATTGGTTGTCCTGTTGAATCTTTCATTGTGCATAGATTACTTACATATGTTTGTTTAGCCATTACAAATTCTGCATTCATATTTTCTAAACTTAATGGTATTTGAGCAAAGAACTTTGACTCCCATTTTGTCCAGTCAGCCATTTCTTCTGCTGTAAATGTTATAATGTTTCCTGCTGGTATTCTAGCAATACCTTCTGTACTTAAAATTCCAACACATTGATTAGCTGAATCTTTACCAACCATGATTTCTTTATCCATTGCCTCGATATACGCTTTAACCATTACTTCTGCAAATTTTTGTTCAAATACCTCAACTGATAAAACAGTTTGTAATAAAGTTCTAGCAAGTCTAATCTCACCAATTTTATATGAAAATTCAACTGAACCAGTAACTCCTCCAGCATTTTGTCTATCTGATTTAGTTGTTTCAGTAATACGTTTAAATGTTGCATTAAATGAACCAATAGGATATTTTACACCACCAGGTACATTTGTTTTTCTAACTTTTGAATAAATACCACCGTAAACTTTTTCAACACCTTCAATTATTTTTTGAATAATTGTTGATGGAATTAAAACTCCTAAGTTGGAAGCTTGTCCTGCACTATCTGCTCTTTGTTCAAATTGTAAAACATCTCTGTTTACTTCTCCTCTTTGAATATAGTTCATAAATGCAGTTCTATATTCCATTGTTGCTCTTGGGTCATCTTCATTTCTTACTGTTCCATTATTCATTTGTGAACTTCCAACTACATTTAATGCCATGTTTGGATTAAATACTCCTCTAAGTTCATCTTGTTGATTATTTGCTCCTTGATTATCTTGTGCTTCTATGTTAGCAATTTGAGCCTCTAAACTTCTAACCTCTTCTTGAACTTCTGCGATTTCTACACCTAAGCTTCTTACTTCCTCTAAATTCTCACTTTCTGAATTTCTTTTTTGTAATTCTACTAATTTCGCCTTTCTTTTTGCTAATAATTGTTTTAAATACTCTAACATTTTACATTCCTCCTAATTTTAATAAATTTTGATTTTTTAATTTATACATTTCAAGTTCATTTTTCTTCTTTTCTACGGTTTCCTCCGCTGCCTTTCTAGCTTCCTCTAGAGGTGAATATTCAGTTTCCTCTGAAATATTTCTGGCATCTATCGAAGTTTGAGGATATGCTGGAAAATTCACAACACTTACCTCATGAACTATTGAAATCTCTTTAATAACCCTAGTAGGGCAATCAGAGTCAAGATTAAGCCATTCTTGACTTTTTATTCTAAACATAAAAGACATTCCATCCATATCTCCACGTTTTATTGCAGAATATAAACTTCGTGCCTCTTGATTGTTTTCTGTATCTAAATTTGCTTTTATATGTAATCCATCGTCATCTATACTGAATGACATTGTTCCTCTACCATTTTTAGTTCTTGCTAATGCGATTTTATTTGTGTCATGATTAATAAATAATCTAATATCTTTTAAATCTGCATTATCTAGTGCATGGGCATCAATTCTTTCAATATATTCTCCTGTCCAATCCTGTAACTTGGTATCTTGATTAAATACGATTGGCGTTCCTTCAATTATTGAACCTTCTTCATCTTCAATTGTTCTAAAAGTTGCAGTATATGAACGATTTACTAATTCATTATCATTAATAACTTTAATTTTTTTCTTTTTCATCTTCATCCTCCTTATCATCATCTTTATTGTTAATATTATTATTTTTATCATCTTTCTTATTATTTTCAGCATTTGTTTTGTTACTAGACATAGCAATTTGTCCAACAAGCTCTGGCAATGGTTGCATTCCAAACGCAACACGAACTTCATTTTTAAAACAACTTGCGCTATCAATAAGTAAATCAAACAATTCTATTTTTTGTCCTGTTTCCATGAAAATTAATTCATGTGGATAGAATTTAATTTGATTTCCAAACCCTCTTTCTCTATCTGTAAATAGCGTTTTAGTAAACGCTTGAGAAATACTTATGATTAACGGTTCTAATGTCTTTTGATAAAAAGCTTCATATTGTGCTTTTGTAAAATCTCCAGTAAGTATAGAAAGTGATACACCAAAGTTTCTAAGTATTTTTTCATCTATGAATTTAAGTGTTCTGTCATCAACTAATTGAATTTTATTTTGAAGAGGAATGAACTCTCCTTTCATATCAAGCCCTAAAAATCCACTTTCATTATTTTTTAAGTGTTCTTCTAATTCTTTGATTGCTTTCTCCATTTTTTTGTCATCTAAAAGAGTGTTGTATTTAATTACACCATTAATTGAAAATGAGCTTTTAAGAGCTTTTGAAACTCCTTCAAGTAATGTGTTGTTTAATTCTAATGTTTTTAATAAAGCTGTATTGTCGGGTTGTCCTGTATTGTCTCCTCCCATAAATTCATTAATAGAATATTTATATTTAATATGTATTACGTCAGAATATCTTAATGTTGTTTCATAGTCATTTAAAAATTTAAACTTTACAAACAATTTTCCAGTTGAATCTTGTAAAAAATCAACATTAACAGGTTGTATTGGATATAATCCTGTATAACTTTTGATTTTATTTCCATCTTTATCAAATTTAATCGTGTATGTTGGAATTATAAAGCTGTTATAATTTAAAAATAGTTGCCAAAATATTTTTTCAATAAATTCACTTGTTGTCATTTTTTCATTTGGTTGGCTTAATAATCTTTGTAGTGTGCTATCACTTACAGGTGTTGGATCTGCTCCGTTCATTCTAACGTGTTGAGGTGTTAGCTTTTTTAGTTCAAAAACTATGCAACTAATTGCTTGTTGCACAACATCACTTGCATAAATATCTTGACCAAATTGACTAAAAATTGGCATATACCCATTTAACATTTTTGCATATGTTTTGTTTTCCTTTTCTTTTTTGAATTTATTTACAAAATCAATTATTCCCAATTTCGTCCACCTCCTCAATGTCTAAAATATCAACATTTCGATTGTTCATATAAAAAAAATAAACCGCTTCTGGTTTACTTGTTGTCTTTATATTATCAATATGAATATCAAATCCCTTTTGATATTTAATTTTATAATTTTTCATATTCTACTCCTTCAAATTATTCATAAAATCACTTCTATATCTTCTAAATACTTCATATAGGATTATGAATACTACTGCACCATCAATACGTTTTGATTTTTGATTTTTTTGTTTAATTGGCATGCAGTAACTTAAATCATCAATTAAAACTCCTGTATTACCTAAACACCATTTATCTATTTCGTTTTGATTATAATTGATTAGTTGACTTGTAAAATCAGCTTCTACCAATTTCATAGGTGGAGACATTACAAACTTGTTCTGATAAATCATTTCATATTCAAAATGATAATCTTCCATTCTGTTTAAAAAATCTTTAGCATATCTTTGATCATATCCACATTTGTAAAGTCTTAAGTCGTAATCCTTATATAATTGATAAAACCAATCTGCAATTTTAGCAGTATCTATTTCATTTCCTTCACAAATTGTTAATAATCCTTGCTTTGCCCATTCATGATATTCTGCTCCTGCTTCTTTATCATCAGAATTGTCGAGCTTACTTTCAGGTATCCAGTAATGAGTATAAATATATTTAGTTTTGTCATTTGCTCTCATTAATAATATCTTTGCGTTTGACATGTCTGTTGTTTCAGATAAATCGACTGCTCCTAATATTAAACTTCCTCTAAAATCTTCTAAATCAAATGTATTAGTAATGTACTCGTAATCTCCTCTATTAAGCCATGCTTGTCCATTTGATACTTTAAAATTAAAATCTTTTGCAAGTACAAACATTTTATCTGATTTACTTTGTCTCGCTTCATCAACTCTATCTCTCAAATATGACCATTTTTTTATTGCTCCAATAGAAGGATTTGCTTTTTCCCATAACGGATTTATGCCTTCTTCATTTGTATCCCAAACTTCTCTTTCATCGTCCATAGAATAAATCCAGGGTAATTTTCTTTTTGAACTTTCACTATCATCTTCTTTACGGATAATTCTTCTATATTTTTTCGTTTGGTCATCTAAAAATCCATCTGCTACAAAACCTTCTGAACCAAACATAAATATTTTATAACTATCTTTCGTTGAAGTTGATTGCTGGATTGGTTTGTAAATACCGTCGTCTAATAAAGACCAAACCTCATCGATACCTGCAAAGTCTATATTTCTACCTTCTTTTTGTCTGCTACTATCTGATAATTTATAAATATTGCTCTTAGTTGCAAAACACTTGATTCCTTTTTGATTTCTCCATGTATCTAAGCTCTTAGGGTCTATAATTAACCTCATTGTATCAATTGCTTGATAACATAAATCAGCCGTTCCATCATTAGTTCCAGAACAAACAATATCAGAACCAGGTTTTCCTATTATCATTTCTGTAAGTTCTAAAGCTGCTATAAGTTCTGTTTTTCCACATTTACGAGAAATAATTAATAATATTTCTTGAAACCTATCCACCCATTTTCCTGAATCCATTGACAATATTTTAAATGAATACGCAACTTCAATGAATGCTTTTTGCCATAATAGAAGAACCATTGGCTTGCCATAAAACGGTGATTTGGTAAGTTTTACGCAATGTTCGATAAAATCAATTCGCATGTAAGCATCAGCCACATCATATTTATATTCATCGCAATAAAAATCCTCGATTAAGTTGTCAAGCTCCATAACCATATCTAACCCAGCTTTTATATTTCCGATTACGAATTTCTTCACGGTACTTGAATAAATATGTATCTTTAAAATCTATCTTATGCATATTTTGCTTGTAATTCCTTTAAATAAGTTCTTAATGGACTTTCTTCTATTTCTTCTGTATTGTTTGTAATTGAACATAGTATTCTGATTGCATTCATATAGCTTTGTGAATGTTCTTTGTATAATTTTGCAGCTGAAGTTACCTTTTGTTCAGCATTATTTTTAGGATTTACTCGTATAAAAGGTAATTTCTTTAATTTATCCATTTGTTCTTCTAAAAAAATCACTTCATTTATTAAATTATTTATCAATGTTTTTTTGTCTTTGTCGACATTTTTAAAAATATTGTCCAGTTCTTCTCGTCTTGTCAATAAACATCACCTTCTTTTTCTACTTTAAAGAAATATTGTTAACTTTTATGATTTTTACTATAAATCCATAATTTTTATGAATTTTCGATGAAAAAAATGAATTTTTAGCTTTCGGTAAAAAGTACCTTCCCCTTACAGTCCCCTTAAGCATTAATTTATCATTTGTATAGGGGGGCTGGCTGAAACATTTCCCACCAATCATTTATATATTTATTCCATTCATTATCAATACTTCTACTTAAGCAGGTTTCTTTGTCTGTATCTATATGTATTAGTTCTGCTCCTAACTTATCAGCAAGCCTAACTCTATCCATAAGTAAAGGATATCCTCCGACAATAAAAGCATTCTTCCATTTGCCAACTCTTAAATTAACCTGCTCTATTAATGTATTATGAACTCCAAATACATTCTGTTTTAATCTGTTAGGCTTGTTATATTTGTCACAGCTGCTAATACATTCCCATATCTTATCCATATCTATGATTAAATCATCTTTACTTGCATTGTCTTTAACCCATGTGCTTTTACCACTGCAAGGTGAGCCATACACAATATATATTTTTCTAGCTCTTTCATATCCAAATCTTTCATGAATCTGGTTGTGACATTTAAAATGTATAAGCATTATATTGTCAGGATTTAAGCTAATATTAAAATCGTTTACATTAGCATTAGTTAGCTCTATTTTATGATGTCCTATTATGTCATAAGCTTTTACTAATTCTTTACCACAATGTTCACAATATAAATTCCCATCTTCATTTACACGTTCTAGTTTAATAACTTGTAAAAGTTTTTCCCATTCATCGCTTCTATAAAAATTGCTTAATGTATACATCTTTACTTTACCAATTATCTTTCTCTTCCCTTTCTTTTTCTAATTGTAGTTTTTCCTTTTTTAGTTCATAGGATTGTGGATTATTAATCAGTATGTCTTGTAGATCTTTTAAAGCTGATGTAATTTGTTTTAACCCTTTTGTGTTAATTAAACCTTTCTGTATTTCTCCATCAGCATCTATATATAAATTTGTTTCTTTACTTGCCTGTACTACTTTAAGTGCTAAATCATTTGCAATATTTTTTATATCTACTATTCGTTGAGCTTCTTTTTCACTTTCTTTTTCTATTGCCTTTTCTATTGTTTTTTTGCTCTTTTTTTGCTCTTTTTTAGCCTTTTTATTTTTCCATCCTTTTGTTTGTTTATTAGTGTTTCCAGTAGCTTTTATGCCTTTATTTTTTAAAAATGCACTTACTGATTTATAATTACTTAATACGTATTCTTTCTCTAACTGCTTCCAGTCATATTTTGCCACCTCACTCACCTACTTTTTTAACTCCAACTAGGATTACTTAAACCCATTATTGTTTTATTAAACTTAGCTGTTCTTTCCTTAGGTTTTACATAACCTTTTATTTTACTTTCATCTTTTTCATAATTGTTGCATCTTATTATTTTTATTTCTTTATTTTCTTCTACAATTATTGCTTTACTACATTGTGCTTTACAGTATTTACATATACTATCTTCAAAACACTTACTTTTCATCTCTCTCACACCTTGTTTTGTTATCTACTGTTACATGTATTCCATCGCAATCTTCTTTTAAACAATATCTACACTTCTCTTTTACATGTTCTTGTATTTTTTCTTGTATACTCATAACAACACCTCTTTCATTATATTATAAACACTACTTAATACATATAAATCTCATTATATTCTTTACAGTTAGAATAGTTAGCTAGCTCTTATTCTATACTTAAAGTTTCCTCACTATCAACGTTCATAGATATTTCTTATATGTACTAAATACTATTTATAAATATAAATTAGAACTCGCTAGGAAAGTTCTATATTATAATACATCAGTTTTTTTCGAAAGGAGGTTTATTACATTCAACCCAACATAACAAACTTTATTTATATTATCAGTTACCTAGCATACTGGTAATAACTAATTAATTACTTGTAAAAAGTTCTCCGCTTCTACTGTCATAATATTTAAAAAAATTTACACACCATGCGTTTACTATTCTTACTTCTTTATTCATGCAATGTATACAATCTTCATCATATGCTTTTGTATAAAATGCTAGTTTATTATCTAAATTTTCATATCTATTTACTATTACTTCTGTTGTTTCTTGTCCTGGTATTGTTACTTCTACTGCTATATCATTCTTCATTAATTTTGCAGTATCAAATATACTTATTAAATTTTCTCTTTTCATTTTTATTCCTTCTTTCTTGCATAATAAAAAGAATAGACATTTAAAGCATCTATTCTTTTTTACTCTTTTAAAAATTTTTTATGGACCTTTTTGCTTTTCGACAATTTTACTATTGTTATTATACTATATATTTTTGTATAATACTACGACATTTTTACGACATTTTTACGACATTTATAATTTTACCATTTTTTCAGTCGCTTTCTCTATTATTCTTTGTATGTGTCTTCCGCTTCTCGTCTGATTATATAACTGAAAGCATAACTTATTTCCTATATTTTCAGTCGTTCTTCCTTCTACATAATAAGCTGTTAATATCTCTCTTTCTTTATATTTCAAACCTTCTAATCTATCTTCAACCGCTTCTACTTTTTCTCTTAGTTCTCTGACTTCTTCTTCTAATTCTTCTATTTTATTTTCCAGTTCAATTCTTTTTATGTCGTTTTCTTCTACTTTTCTTGACACTTTATCACTTATTTGGTTTTTACTATGTATATCTTGATTATCTCCATACGAAGATATCATATTCGTATCAGAATCAACATATTTTAATTTTATTCTTGCTGTCTTTAATTCTTTAAGCTTAATATTTAATTTAGCTTTATTTTCTTTATATTCTTTTAACAATTCTATTAATTGACTTTTATTCATTTGTACCTCCTGTTTTTTATTTTTTCTCTTATTAATTCGTCTTTAAAATTATCTAATATGTCGTATACTTTATTTACTTTAACTTGACTTTCTTTTCTTTTTGATACATCTACTAAATCAACACTTTCTAATTCTGTCATTGCTTTTTGTACTGTGTTGTATACATGTTCTAATTTCATTTGTATCACTTCCTATTCCACAACTTTTCCACATTTTGTGCATTTTGAAATTGTCTTGTAACTGCTTCTCCAAAAATCATATTTGCTTGTTATCACAAAGTCATGTTCGCAATTTTCTATTTCTGTGTTTACAGTTTCTGCTTTATTTGTATTTATTGTTATTACTATACTTGCTAGTACTATTGTAAGACATATTATAGTAGTTATTGCATATATTGTTAAATCTTTCATCTCTCGTTACCTCCGTTTACTTTATTTTCGTAATATTTTTTTATCCATTTTTTGTCGTGAATCGGTGTAGTTAATTGGTCTGCCATTAAATCTATTATTTTATCTTTTTGTCCTAATTCCTTTCTTAGCTGTTCTATATATGTTTCATATTTTTCAATTTGTTTTTTTATTATATAATACTGTTGATTTTCTACTATATTTGCAATAGCACTTCTCTTTAATTTCTTACCATCTTCATATCCTTGCATATATCCTAACGCTTCATTTTGTGCTAATGCTATCATTTGATAATTATTATTCCTATCTTGTTTTAATTCTTCATTCTCTTTTAATACTCTTTTATAATCTGATAAAATATGCTCTAGTGCTTGTTGTATATCTTTATAATAAAAATATCCCATTTTATAAGAACCTTTATAATTTTCTAGCTTATCTCTTTTAAAATTGCCTTCTGTAAAATCTTTTAATAAAATTATATCTTCTTCTATTTTCATTCTTCTGCTCCTTTCTCTAATAAATCTAATATTTTTCTTTTTATTTGAGCAACTATTTCATGTTTTCCAGCATTTTTATTAAATTCATCTCTTAACTGTATTGCATAATTATCTTCTATTCTGACATTATAGGCTTTTGCTTTTATTATGTTATATTCTTCAGTACACTTTACTTCTAATTCTTCTATATAATCTATTAATTCTTTTCCCATACTCTATCCCTCTACTTTCTCGACTAAATTTGCTTTGATTAAATCGTATAATACATTTAAAACTTCCGTTTTTGATGTATATACATATAACTTTCTTGAATATGTGTTTATATTTAAATCTCCATTACAAGCTGACATCGAATCTTTCCAAGCAGTTTTATAAAATCCAAACTTCTCTAATTCTTTTAAATCTACATCATCTCTTATTTTTAACATATCTATTCTCCTCCTAATAATTAACTCTAATTGTGTAACTATTAAATTCTGGTTGATAATCTATACTTAGTCTTAAATCTTGCATTTTATCTATTCCGTATCTTTCTATTTGTATTCCACCTCTTAAATTCCCTATATGATTAGTTATTGCAAATTTAACTATGTTTTTTAATATTTCTGTATATTGTTTATCTGCTTTTTGTCCTTCTAATTCTGTTTTTAACCTGTCGTTCTTATTTCTTAATCTACTATTAGATAATTGATAAGTCTGTAATTCTTCCTGTAATTTTTTTATTTCCTTATTTAATTTTTTTACTTTTCCTTTAACACTCATCTTCTCCTCCTACTTTTTAGCATTTCTTTTATTGTGCTAAACCATGTTTTTATTACTATTATTTCTAAAACTACCGTACAAATATCATTTAAATTCCATAGCAAAATTGGTCTTGCTAGCCATCCCCAAAAAGTATCTATCAATGCATATTTCATATAGTTCTCCCTTTCTCGTAATTACTTATATTTTACTATTACATCTATTTTTTTAATGTTATCTGCTTCCGCTATCAAATAACTAGTATAGCCGTCTATTAAGTAACCGTTTTTGTTTATAATTATGTCTGATTCTAGACTTCCAGTCTTTCTGTAAAAGAACCATTTTTCTTTCATCTTATTCTTGCTCGGTTGTGTTCTTTTAAAGTCTTCTCTTATTTTTATATCTTTCAATTTCATATTTCTTATTATCATTATTTAACTCCTTTTTTAATAGATTTTTTTCAATTGTTTATTTAATTCTTTTATTGTTTCTTCTTCAAAGTAATATTTTTCTTCATTTTCTGCTTTTAGTTTTTTCTCTATTTCTTTTCTGCTTTTTCTTCTTTTAGCAGTTTTCTTTTTAATCATTTATATTCAACCTCTTTTCTGCTACTTTTAAATAAGCTATGTATTTTCTTAACTGCTTATTGTGTACTTTCTTTTTAGATTGTATTTCTGCTATACAATGTTTTATTAGTTCTATTTCTTTTTGCAGTTCTGATTCTGATGCACTGTTTATCTCTTTTGCTAATCTATATCCTTTTGTATTAGAACTACAAATTACTACACGTTCTTTCTTTAATTCGCTTATCTGTCTTCTTACTTCTCTATCAGACATTCCTGTTGCATTTACTAATTGCTCTCTTGTTTTATAAGAAGTTGCAGATAAATAATTTTCTATATCCATACTTTATCCTCCGCTTCTTTCGTGTTTTTCAGATTTTCTTCACATTTTAAGTTTTCTTCATATTTTACTTTTCCGCTTACTATATTTATTAAAACTTTGACTTTTTCTTTTTCTTCTAGTTTTAATAATTGTTCTTTTGTTATAATTTCTATATTTATCACCTCTTTACTTAATTACAATTTCTAAAAGTCATCGTTTTTCTGTCGTATTTTAATTTTATTGTTCCGTGTTGGACCATTTCTTTGTTTAGATACAATTATTTCTGTTTCAATTATCTTCTTTTCTCTCTCTTCGTCATCTGCATAAATAAAGAATATATTGTCTGCATCTTGTTCCAAACTTCCCGACTCCCTTAAGTCTGCATTTGTAGGTCTTGTCCTTTTTAAGCTTTCTCTATTCAGCTGACAAAGTGCAATAACAGGTATGTCTAAGTCTCTAGACATTAATTTCAATTTTCTACTTATTTCTGCTACTTCTTGTTCTCTTACATTGTATTTATTTTTGCTTTTCAGTAATTGTAAGTAATCTACTATAACTAAACCTATATTTTGTTTTTCTTTTAATTCGTATGCTTTAATTTCTATATCTTGTATAGTTTTGCTTTGCGTATCTATAAATATTTTCAATTTAGATAATTCATCTGCTGTTATTGCTATATTTGCAAAGTCATTATCATTTAGCCATCCGCTTCTGATTCTGTGTGAATCTATGTTCGCTCTACTAGATATTAACCTATTTCCTAACTGCTTTTCCGACATTTCTAATGAACAAAAATATGTATTAATTCCTTTTTTTGAAATGTTTTCTGCTATATTTAATACTAAAGATGTTTTTCCTACTCCGCGGTCTTGCTGCTATTATTGTAAATTCTTGTTCATGTAAGCCATCTGTTACTTTGTCTAACTCAAAGAATCCCGTTTTATATCTATTGTCATCTCTATTTCTATATTTATTTTCTATATCTTCAATTGCTTCTAACATAACTGTTTTCATATTATTTTCTTTTATGTTTATATTACTTGTCTTTATATCTGTTATCGTCTCTATTGCATTCTTTTTAATTTCTTCTGCTTCTTCTTCGCTACTTATTTTATACATACTATCTATTAATTCTCTTGATTTATTAACAATATTTCTTCTCACACTATAATTTTTTAATATTTTTATATAATGTTCTATTGTGCTTGTAGTAATTATGTTAGATGTTATTTTTATTAAATAATTAAATATCTCTTGTTCATTTAACTTTTTACTTTTAGCAAATTCTTTTACACTAAGAATTTCGATATTTTTCTCTTCTTGCTTTAACTCTTTTATTAATCTGAATACTGTTTTATTTATCTCTATGTAAAAATCTTCTACTTCTATGTTTTTTATATATCTATTGCATTCTTTAAAAACTAACATACAACCTAAAATGTTTTGTTCTACATCTTCTGAATATAATTTTTCAATCTCGTTTAACATATTGATCATACTCACTAAAATCTGTATTATATGTTACTTCTTGTTTTTTATTTGCTGTAGTTTTGTTAGCTTTTTTATTTTTAAATTCTCTTTGTTTAATTGTGTATTGTTCAAGTGTTTTTATTTGATTATTTACACAGTCATTTAATATTGTTTTTACATAATTCCATTTTCTTATATTATTTGATACCGCTTCTTCCATTGCTCTTATTATTAAATCTTGTTGCAATCCATCTTCTAAATATGAAAAAATGTTTTCGGCTATGTAAGGTGTTATTAATCCAAAGTTGTTATTATAAAAATCTATGATTTTTTCTTTTTCTTCTTCTTTTTTATTTATTATTATATTTATATTATTATCTTTTAAATTTTTTTTAATAGGGTCTTTAACTATACTTAAATACCTATTTAAAATTTCTTTAGTACCCTCTTTGTAAATCAGCTTAGATTTTATGTATCCATTGTCAATTAAATTTTTTATCAATGTTGATACAGTTGTTTTTGTAACGTCATACAAATCTGCAAAATATTCGTTTTTTGCCCAGCAAACCCCCTCTTTGTTACATAACGCTGTTATTTCTCCATACAATAACTTTGCTTTATCTTTTAAATTCTTATCATAGCGAACATTCGCAGGTATAATTGCAAAATAATTCGGTTCATCTCTTTCCATAAAATCCCTTCTTTCGTTTATTTAATATTTTTTATATATTAGTTTTTCTATGCACCAATTTGTTCCATAAATGCCTTTTAAATAAGTTTCTGCTTTATCAGTATATAATTTACTGTTTAAACCATTATCTTGCTCTCTGTGGCAATTCTCGCAAGCAGTAAATGTATTTTCTGGTATGCCAAGACCGTCCTAAACTTCTAGGTATAAAATGTGCATTAGCTAGATTCCAAGGTACTAATTTTCCACATAATATACACTTATGTCCATCTCTTTCCCAAACTTTTAATTTTACCTCTTTGGGAATTTCTGTTGCTTTTGTTTGTTTATGTTTTTTGCCTTTTATCTTTTTAACTGTTTTATATTCTTTAAATTCACATTTACTACACTTACTATTTTCTATTGCTTGTTTATATAGAGAACAATAAAAATATTTTTTATATTTTTTACTTCTTATTTTTAAATTTTTACAATTCATTTTTATATTTCACATTCTTCTTTAACTTTATCTACAAGTAAGGCAATAAAAGAAGAATTTTTAATCGAATAATTTATACCGAAATACTCTTGTATTTGTACTTTTCTATTCTCTATAGAATGTCTTAATGCTCTTTCAAATCTAGAAGGTGTTGTATTCATTTTTCTAGATACATCAATATAGATTTCTTTTATCATAAGATATTTAGTTTTATTATTTAAAATTATGTATTTAACAGATTCTATCCAATACCTGTATCCTTTTAAATTTATTTGTATATTCAAATCATTTAATATCTTTTTCGTTTTACTTTCTAACATTTTTTCATTCATTCTTCTTTACCTCTTGCATTCTTTTGTAAATTATGTTAATATAATTCTATAGTATTAACATAAGTACTAATTGTTTCGAACTAGATGAATTTTCGACGTTGCGTCTAGTTCTTTTATTATGTCTTTAATTTCCTCACTGTCATTTTCTATGTAATTGTCCTGGTCAATAATGTTCATTTCTCTTACACAAATAGCTCTAATTTCTGCTTCATCACCATTATTTAAAGCTTTTAGAATATTCATATAATTTTCATAATGATATTCATTAGAATTAATTCTGTCTTGTTCTGTTAACATACTCCTTACCTCCTAATCTCTTTTAAATTTTGTTTCATAATACATAACTTGTCCTGCATTCTTCCAAGTTTATATTTAAAAAATAATGTCTTTAATATCACTTTTAACTTAAACATTTGCAGTCAACTCCCTTTTCATTTGTTTTTTAGCTTGCTTTACTTCAAATAAGTACATTTTGCTTGTATCTCCAATGTTGTAAATTATTTCTGTCTTGTTCTGCACTATTCTGTGTGCTTTATTTGTATTTTTATGTGCTTTTTTATAGCTTACTTCTGCATATTTATATAGAACTGATAGTCCTAATAAAATTGATACAGCTACTATAAATACTATTTTAAATATTTCGTGCCATTCTTGTATTGTTAACATATTTCTCACCCCTTTTCTAACGACTACATTTTGTTTTTAACTCATCTGGAATTATATATTTATCTACATATTCTTTAGCAGGATCAATATGTTCTGTTCTAAAATCAGCAATAACTCTTACTCTTAAATCCCACTTTAAATCTGCCATAATTCTTTTTTCTACCACTTTTCTTCCCCATTCATAACCATCTGAGTCTATCGGAACTTCTTTCTTTACTTTCTCAACTATCATAGTTCTAATTTGATTATAAGCACTTATATTTCCTGTATTCCCTCTTGCTATTGTCTTTTCTAATAATGCTATTCTTTCTTTTAATTCTTGATTTTCTTTTTGTAATTCTTCAATTGACATAATAAAAACACCTATCCTTTCAAAATAATCTTTTTTCAAAACCTCTTGAAATTTATAGGTGTTTACTATATAATTATATATAGAAACACTTTTTCAAGTGGTTTCAGGGCTACTAGATACTGAATAGTTTTCTCAGGACGATACAGTATTTAGTAGTTTTTTAATTTTCTGTTCTACTTAATTCGATTTTTTTTGTTTCTCTGTTGTAATAATAATTTATTTGCCTATTTTCTGGAGTTATTCCCATATCTCTCAAATCAGTAATTGGTATTGATAATCTTGGAGTTATAGAACCACTTCCACTTTTGCAAAAAGTTACATTCAATTTTCTTTTTTCCATATGACTCCCTCCTTATTGACAATTACATTATTAATAATATATAATTGTTAGAGGGAAGGGAATTTTAAAATCCCCTTTCACATAAACCTTGTAGAATTAATTGAACGTTCTTACGATTATTCTTAACTCTACGTTGTTGTGCTTGTTTAGATTGATAGTCGGCAAGCACTTTTTTTATTGCTTCTATCATATGGCTTTTACCTCCTTTCCTCTGAACTGGTTATATATTATCATAACGTTTCGTTAGTGTCAATACTTTTTTTAAACTTTTTTAAAATATTTTTTAATATTTCAAAACCGTTAGTATTACTGCGTTTCGTCTGATAAACTATTCAATTTTTAATGTGCTTTCAAATTTTTATTTTATTCGACATCTTTCTACATTCTTTTTATTTTTGTATTGTTATAATCATCTCGAAAGTGAGGTGATTATATTGGATAAAGATTTTAATGATTTTATGAATCAATGTGACAATAAAGATTGGTCCAATGTTATTGAAGATATTGGCAAAAAGATTGATTCAAAAGACCCAATCACAAAATTCATACAAGTCAATTTAGAGTTTAATTTAGCTGTTCTTCGTGAATACCACGATTGGCTAAACTCTTAGCAATTTTTTCTGTAAAAGTGATATTTTTTAAAGGTTTAATTTTTACATTCACATCAGTTGTTCCCGCAACTGGTGTATTATTTATTAATTTTGCTAGTTCTTTTAATTCTTCTACTGTGCATTTAATTTCCATCTCTATCCCCTCCTTTACTTTTAAATTTTTTATTTATATAATCTACCTAAGGTGGTGATTATATAATGTCTGATATTAAATTAACTAAAGATGCTGATGCATTAATCTGTCTAATCTATAAATATATCTTGAATTACGTGGTAGTGGCATTTCTAAATCTAAAGCTAAATCTTTAGGTTCTTCAGAAAAAATTAATCAAAACATTATTCCTGAATGGCCTTTTGATGATGTTGAAGAAGCTTGCAGAGAATTACATCGAAATGCATTACTTGATATTAGTTACTATGATAATATTTGTGCAATTGTACATCTTTCTGATGATGGTATTGTTTATATGGAAAATCGTTTTTTTGATAAACTTAAATCTTTGCTTGACTATATAGATAAGATTAAGTTTTGGTAGATTTTGTTAACAAGGTTATATTTTTATAACTTTCATTTGTAATATACCAATCATCTGCTATTAAATCATTTACCATTGGCTGCCAACCTCTAAATATTCTTTTTTCTGAACTTACATAGCCTGCCATAAGATTAAATGGATCATTAGTTGGGATAAGCCTGTCTGGAGTTTCCCAACTTTTTCTTTTTATCATTTTCTTTTGTTTTATTCCTTCTTTTACTGCTTCTTGTATATTCATCTCTATTCACCTACCTCATCTGCATATTTTAAAAATTTACTTTCTATAATTATGTAGTTATATTTTCCACCTGGTTTCTTAGGTGGTATTGCACTTCCAAAGTCAAATACCCCACATCGCAAACCTACTCTTATCGCTTCTGCTCCTTTTCCTAATACCTTACCTGCTTCAGCTGGTGTAAGAGTTTTTACTTTTTTTAATTCATTTATTGTAATCACCTTCTTTCGTTTTATTTTGTGTCGTGTCGCATTATTTATAATTACTTTTGTAATCATTGTTGATAAAAAAAATATCGTCAAAATTACATTTCAGTGCTCTACAAATATTTACTGCGTTTGTAGGACTAGGGTTTCTTTCTCCTTGCAGAATTAAACTGATTTGAGTCTGAGAACAATTAGCTTTTTTTGCCAGCTGTCTGTAAGAAAATCCAGCTTTAACAATTCTTTCAGTAAGTTCCTCAATATCACGTACTAATACTGTTCTATTTGCCACTTATTATCACCGCCTTTTAATTACTTTTGTCATTATTATAACATTGTAATTACAATTGTCAATACTTTTTTTAATTTTTAAAAAAATATTTACAATTGTAATCATTTGTTGTATAATCTATTTGAAAAGGAGGGATATGTGTGGCTTTGTCTAATAAAGAACTCGGATTGTATCTAAAGGATATTCGAGAAAGTCTTGGTTATAGTACTTATGATGTAAATAAACTATGTAACATATCACAAAGCTATATTTCTTTAATGGAAAATGGTAAAAGGAAACCAAGTGCTATTATTTTAAAGAAATTAGCTGCTATATATAATATAGATTATTTTACATTATACGAAAAAGCAGGATATATAGACCTTATAGAAGACGAAAAAAATAATTTATTAAAAGATATAGGTGCTATTCCTTTGTCCAATATAGACACAATTGACATTCCGCTTCTAGGTTCAGTTAAAGCTGGATATGATTATTTGGCTCAAGAAAATTGGATTGGAACTGTTAAGGTTGAAACATCTTTAGTCGGAGATGGCTCAGAATATTTTGCTCTAAAAGTGAAAGGTGATTCTATGTCCCCTATTTTTATTGAAGGAGATATTGTAATCATAAAAAAACAAAATGATTGTGAAAACAACGAAATTGCTATTGTTATTGTTAATGGTGATGAAGGAACTATAAAGAAAGTAAGAAAAACAGAACAAGGAATTATATTACAGCCATTAAACCCTACTTATGCACCAATGATATTTACAAATAAAGAAATTAATTCTATACCAATTACAATAATTGGAATAGTAAAACAATTAAAAAGAGATTTTTAAAGTTAGTAATTTTCAAACCATAATATATTAAAATAAAAGGAGGATTTTATATGGATTTTGAAGAAAAAATTAAAAGATTTATTGAAAGAATTGAAAAATTAAAAAACTCAATTAACACTGAAGAAGCGACAAAAACATCATTGATTATGCCTTTTTTTCAAATATTAGGTTACGATGTCTTTAATCCTGATGAGTTTACACCAGAATATGTTGCTGATGTTGGAATAAAAAAAGGAGAAAAAGTAGATTATGCAATAATATTAAACGAAACAGTGACAATTTTAATTGAAGCAAAATCTATTAATGAAAATCTAAAAAAACATGATTCTCAACTTTTTAGATATTTTGGAACTACAACTGCAAAATTTGCAATTCTAACAAATGGTTGTGAATATAAATTTTATACAGATTTAGACGAACTAAATAAAATGGATTCAACACCATTTCTAAATATAAATTTATTAGAATTAAAAGATACTGATATAGTTGAATTGAAAAAATTCTGTAAAGAGAATTTTAATATAGACACAATTTTGAGCACAGCTTCTGATTTAAAGTATGCAAATTCTATAGAAAAAATATTGCAAGAAGAATTTGTTAATCCTTCTGATGATTTTGTTAAACTAATATTAAATAAAGGTGTGTATGAAGGTGTAAAAACGCAAAATGTACTTGATAAATATAAACCAATTCTAAAAAAATCTATTAACCATTATATAAATCAACTTGTAAATGCTCGCCTTCAAAATGCTATAAATAATACTACTTCAAGTGAGGTTGCAGAAGAAATAAGTACAATTGACAATAATGATGGTATTGTAACCACTACAGAAGAATTAGAAAGTTATTATATTGTTAAATCTATTCTTTCTGAATTTGTAAAACCCAGTGATTTATATTATAAAGATACATATAGTTATTTTGGGATATTGTATGAAAACAAAGTTACTAAATGGCTATGTAGAGTCTATTTAAAAGAAAATGTAAAATATGTAATTATTCCAGATGATAATAAAAAAGAAATTAGATATGAAATTGACGATATAAGTAATTTATATACACTAAAAGAACAGCTTATCACTAGATTAAAAGCTTTTATAAATTAAATAAAAAAGAGAAATGCGTTCAAGTTTGCGACACGACACATTTCTCATAACCATAAACACTATTGAAAATGTTTACTTTAATATTATATATTAAGTAACCTTCATTTTCAATAGTTTATTAAACAAATTTATTGAAAAATGGAGGTATTTTATTATGAAAAAAATGAAAAAAAGACAAAATGGTAGAGGTACTGCTGTTTATTTAGGAGATAATCGATATAAACCTTGGGCTGCGAGAATTACTATTGGTAAAAAAATAAGTGGTCAACCAATTTATTTTGACATAGATACATTTGAAACAGAATTAGACGCTTTAGTTTGTTTGGAGAATTACCACAAAAATCCATACTCATTATATGTAAAAGAAGAAAAATACAAACAAATAGTAATATTCCCTCAAAATCCCTATCCCCTAGTCTCTGTTGAAAATCCAAACAAAAAAATAGAGGAAAAAGTAAAAAAAGATAACTACACTTTTAAACAACTTTATGAAAAATTTAAAGAAGCAAAAATGCTTACAAAAGAAGAATCACAATTAGAAAAACAATATCATATACGACCTAAGAATAAGCCTTTTGGACGTCATTATTGTAGAGGATTAGTAACTGCTTATCATAATTCTAAAACGCTTTATGATAAAGTATATAAAGATTTAAGGGCATCTGATTTTAATAAACATTTAAAAGAATGCAAAAAAGGAACAGAGTCACAAAGACAGATGGTAAATCTATATATGAACCTTGATAAGTTCGCACTAGAAGAAGATATAATTGAAAAAGGATATGCTCAATTTATTACTACTGTTACATGTAATAGAAAAGAAATTAAAAAGGCTAAAGATAAAAAAGTAGAAAAAGAAAGACTATTTACTTATGAGCAAATTGATTATTTATGGAATTTAAAAACTAGATCTAAAGGATTAAAAGAACATACTAAAAAAGAGCGAGAAATGTTCATTAGAGATTTTTGGTTAATGTTAATATATTGTGGTTGTCGAGCTGACGAGTTACTTTCTGTCTACACTGCTAATATATTTTTAGATGATAATTACTTTATTGGTGGCTTAAAAACTGATGCTGGAATTAATAGAGAAATACCTATTCATCCTAAAATAAAACATCTATTTGAGAAATATTATAATTCTAACAATGAATTTCTATTTATACAACCTAATGGAAATAAAGTAGATTATGATTACTATCTATACCATTACAAATATAATTTTAAAAATCTGCATCCTGAAGTGTCTGAGCACACTGCACATGATGCAAGACATACTTTAAGAAATGAATTAAGAAAGTTAAATGTTAAAGATATAATTATAAACTCAATAATAGGACACAGCAATGATGATGTTGGAGAAGATATTTACTCTCATGTTTCAATAGAGGAAAAATTAGAAGCTATAAAAATGGTTGATTATAAAGAACAAAAAAAGTTATATATTTTTGCTTCAAATCAGTAA